ACCCCAATCTGCACGCCTTGAAAAATTGATGCTTTTTCTCCCATTTGTTAATTCTCCTTATCTTGAATAAAAAAGATACGTATAACCCAGATGGATGAACGTCTTCAGCTCGTCCGTCTCGGAATATTGAATTTTGTCCTCAACACTGCATCCAACCATCACCCCGCTGCCCTGCACCTGTTCGGTTTTGCCATGCAGTAAAGCCAGAATCCGGTCCGCAATCGAAATTGACTTTGCCCAGCTTTCGCTTTGGTCAACACATTTCACATCGTAAATTTCATCCAGCCAGACGATCGCCGCGGCATTATTCATCAGCGGATTGCCGTTCACGAAGCGCACCTCGATAAAAGGGTACACAGCCGAAAACGGCGCATCCCCGGCATAGACCCCTGTCACACCCAGACCGGTCAGAGTCGCATCATTCGATAGCACATACACCAGCCAATCCTGCCCGGTCAAAATCGTCATCGTACCCTCCGTTCCAGATCCTTCAGCATTTTGATCATTTCGGGGAAGATTTTTGATACGGCAGGTCGCACAAATGGACGTTTCGCCAATCGACCACCTCTCTTGCGTCGCGATCCATATTCCAGTGCGATCCCATAATCCGTGTTGATCGTGATCGTCGCTTTTGCAGTCCCGGTTTTCTTTTTCAGGATCTGTCCGCTCAGGTTTCCGCTATCCACGGCAGGCGCTTCTCCGGGCGCGCTGGCAACCTGCGATCCATGCTTTGCGCGCTGGTAAGACCGTCCGCTTTTCGGCTCCTGCATTCGTTCCACCATCTCAGCTTTCATTGCATCCGCCGTCTCCTGCACAATCTTGTCCGTCTCAACCGTAAATTCCCGCGCCAGTCTCGCCAGGTGGTTATAACTCATGCTGATATTGATATTTTCTGCCATCCTCCTCCTCTCGCCATGTAAGGGTAAAGCATTTTTTATCTCTTCAAAAAATGCTTTACCCCTTCTTTACCTCACACTCCCGCAAAACCTCAAAAATCCTACGGGTAAAATCCACCACCGTAAAGCGCTCACCGCACACAACAATATCCTCCGGACGAACATCCGTCTCCGCAGGCAGATACACATAAGTCTTTTCTGCCAGAGTGACCTTCCCGCCAACGGTCCGTAATTCCACCGTCTTCGATTCAACCCGTCCGATCGTCGTTTCCACCAGCGTTTCCGAAACAGTGGACCCGCCATGACCATCCGCCACACGGCTCTCCCGGTAAATCATCACCGTCTCCGTCAACGATCCCTCCGCCACACCTCTCATCACATCCAACTCATCACCGCTTAAGATACCTGCCTCCTTTCCTCTTTTTCTTCCCGTCTCCGGTCCCCCGTCCCCGGTCTTTTCCTGTCAACTGTCAACTTTCAACTTCTTTTCCTTCCCGTCTCCGGTCCCCCGTCCCCGGTCTTTTCCTTTCAGCTTTCAGCCATCAGCTCCCTCATCGGCACCACCACCGGCGCCTCCCCCCAGATCGGGTGATTATGCATCCGGCTCATCTTCTCTAACGGCACCTCGCCCCGTTTCCAGGCATCAAAGCGCTCATTGCCCATGATCTCCCTCTGATTTTCCTGATCCAACGATAAGAAATACTCCTTTCCGGTCAGCCGCTCGCGTTTGTACCACGGCGGGACCACTAAAAACATGCAACGTCCATTGGGATGGTCGCTCATCGTCTCGTTGATCTGATAAATCCGGCCATCCTCCAGCAAACATGCCAGGCACGTTCTGGTCGACTTACTCGCCCGGCGTTCATACTGCTCCGCGTACTCAGAATTACGGTATTCCGCCAGCTGGCCGCTGCGCAATGCCCGCATCTGCTCCGTACGAGCCACCGTAAACGCCCGCTCCAGATTCCAGCTCATCGCCCCGTACATTTCCTTTGCCGTCACGCGTGGATTCCATCCCAGCGCCACACCGCGTGTCAATGCCTCCGTCAGCTGCACAATCGACTTCGGATAATCCGACACCAGCAATTCATACAACGGCATCCCGTTCTGCGAGTACCCGATCATGCTCTGCACCGCCTCAATGCTCAAACGCTGGTCGGACCCAAAAACCCCAAAATCTGGAAACGTCAACTTCAAACTCTGATACCCAAAATCGAGACCGTCAGCAGCTGCTGTCTGTTGGATCCCGCTGATATTTCCATCCGCAAAGCGCATAAAGCGAAAGATCTCAGACTGAATCTGTGCCAGAAGAGACTGATACCGCTCCAATTGGTGCAGTTGATAATCCATAATCGGATTATTTGCATCCTTTGCAGCGTTCAGCTCGTAAATCAGCGCCTGGATTTTATCCTGTGTCACGTCCTCAATTCGTCTCCAACGGCGTACATAATCCGCCTGCAGATTTTTATCCCGCAACAGCGCCTCTCTCCGGTACTCCTCTAACAACTCATCAACCTTCGCCACATCTCTCCTTCGTAAGGGTAAAGCATTTTTATCTCTTCAAAAATGCTTTACCCCCTAACACCTAATCCCTAACACCTAATCCCTAACCCCTATCAGCTCTCAGCTACCTTCGGCTGCGGCTCAATCCGGATCGCCTTGATCGCTCGCCTGGCAGCATGATACCGTGCCATCTTCATGCAATTCTCATACAACTGGTTCGCTTTGAAATCGCCACCCTCCACCCTGAAATCCATCTTGTTGGAATTCGTGGCGGCCTTCTCTTCCCAGATCTGTGCCGCCGCCGCGTGCAGATCATATGTTTCCGTCCATGCAGTGTTGGTAGTCCCATCCGGAAGTGTCGGGTCAAACCCGGCTGCATCCGTGAGTTTATATTTTTCGATAATAGCCGTCAACAAAGTATCGCTATATGTAGTTGTTAATGGCTCAGACACCCATCGTCTTATTATTGCTATCTGATCAGCACTAGCACCCATCCATCACCTCCTTATGGATAAATTCCCAAATCACGCCACCCGGCAGGATATACCGTCGGGCTCCACACATTTGCATCAATCAAACTTTCCCACAAGTGCCCCTCAAAAATTACCTTATCGCCAGTGTTATTTGCATCATGCGCTCCGGTTGGTTGCACCCATTCACTATATTCCGGCTCAGTCACCGGACCACTGAGATTCGTCCAGCCATACACGCCTGGCTCCCACACATTCGCGTCGATCGTACTCAGCCACACATCGCTATTACGCAAAACAACCGCCCCCATCGGATAAGCGTCATGCGCACCCAGTGGTTGGATCCATTCCCAGGGATCATCATCCGGCTCATAATAACGTTTATACAGCGCCTTCGCCGTCACCGGATCCCAATCTGCTTGCGTGGTATGCGATTGGATCACCTGGTACAGATTATGGTCCACCGGATACAGATATACCTCCCCGGCCAACACAGACAATCCAGCTCGCCAATCTGCGTGCGTTTTCACCGCCGCAACCGCCGAGACAATCTCCATTGGGTTGGGAGTGATGGTCGCCAGCTTAACTACATCGCTATGATACGCCTCTGCAATTTTCACTTTTACCAGGTCAACATCCTCTGCCGCCAGATCATAAATCGGTCTCAAAACAGCAACCTTTTCAAAATCCTCCAGCAAACTCTCGGCCGAATTCACAACATCCTGATCAGCCAGATTGACCTGGTGGATGACAATCCCATATTGCAATTCTCCATCCGCCATCACCGGCTCAGCCTGAGTAATAAACTCAACCAGCTGCCCAAATTCCGGAATCGCATCGTATTTTGGCATAATTCCTGATAACTCCTTTCGCCCTCGCCAGGCTGATTTTGAAATATTTCATAAAAAACCGAAAACTGTCACTGCGCTTAATCCATCCCCAGTACGAAATCACTGCGCAGGCATCTCTAAAGCTCAAAGCACCCTTCCTCAATATTTTTGCAATTCTTCGCCGTATTCTCAGCGCGTTTGATTTTCTCAACGTTGTATGATCGCGGTAAAATTTCAAACCGAGGAAATCAATAAACCGCTTTGTTACCAAAAACACCTGCCAGTTATCTTTGATGTCCAATTTTTTCTCATGTAAGAATTTGCCGATTTGTACATTTACCTGGTGTAACTTTCTTTTGTTGCCACTTAATATAACCAGATCGTCTACATAGCGTACATAATGGCGAATTTGCAAATTTTCCTTAATGAAATGATCCAGATCTTGCAAATAGTAATTGGCGAACCACTGGCTGGTGTAATTGCCAATCGGAAGACCAGAATCGGAACTGTCAATGATTGCGTCAATTAGATTCAGGGTTTTCTGGTCCTTCAAAATTTTTCGAAACATATTCTTCAATAATTGTTGATCGATCGATGGATAAAATTTTGAGATATCCATTTTTAGGCAATATTTCGTCCCCTTATAATCATTGTCCAGCGCATTCCTTAATATTTTCTGGCCATAACTGGACCCGCGTCCAGGAACACTGCCGCAATTATGCTGGTACATACCACGCATCAATACCGGCTCCAATACCAAAATCAATGCCCAGTGCACAATCTGATCCGGACAAAATCTTGGTTTGTAAATCACTCTTTCTTTTTTGCTGGTTCCGTCATAAATTCGCTTGATACTGTACGGGGATGGTTTATATTCCTGATTGATCAGCATTTCCTGAATCTTTTTTGCATAGTGATTTAAATTTGTGACAATGATTTTAACGTGTTTCCGGTTGCGTTTACCAAGAGACGCCTTCAAAATCGCCTTTTTTATATTTTCAATGTCGCATATGCGATCGTACAAATAACCAACTCTTTTCATAGATCCTCATTAGCCTCAGGGTATTTCGACAACGCTACTAAACCCTGCTCTTTACGGCCTGATTTTTGCCAAGGGGCATGGAAGATAGAATGCAATAAATATTTGATTCTAGACAAGCTAATGAATAGGCGCCCACCGATGTTCACGTTCGCGTTCGACGACGAGTTGTTCAGGTTCCAGTTCCAAGGACCGGCATTCGAACCGTTGTTCCAGTTCCCGCCAACATGGGCAACCGCGCATCCTAAATCCCAAATAATTTTTATATCAACCTCACTTTCTTTTTTTTTTTTCAATCCTCAATTCTCAATCCTCAATCCTCAAAACTTGCTTGGGGGGAGACCCCCAAACCCCCTAAAGAGGTTTTTTGAGGAGGCGCCCACCGAGGGTCACGAACGCGATCGAAGACGAGGTGTCCAGGTCCCAGCTCCAAGGACCGGCACCCGAACCGCTGTACCAGCGCCCGCCAACAAGGGCAACCCTTTGCCCGGACGCTTGATAGTAATAATCTCGATAATAGTTGGCAGACACATCCACGGGAAATTCACAAAACGGCAACAGCGGGTCATAGCCCATGTATTTGACGTAATTATTTGTCATTGAGTTGAGATAACCTAATTGCTCATACGGGCTGGCAAACAAATTGCTCGCATATTGTGCTGCATTTTTGCACACCCATGCCCGCCACTCGGTGATATTAATACCATCAATCCATTGCCAGACGTTACCCCAGATATTCTCCACGCCTCGATACACCATCGGTGATTTTCCATTGCCGTTGGAAATCAGAGATCCTGAGCTGGCAGCGATCGATGAGCTGAACCCATTTTTCCAGCCAACATTGTAGAGATAATTTCCAGCGGTGATATTGACCGCAGCACCGTCAAAACTGATCGCCATGTTACTGGCGTCATACACATCGATGCCTGTAATCAGCCGTCCATAAAACACCTGATTGCCACCCTGGCTTGTCCCAACCGCAATCGGTAGCCCAACGGCATATAGCGCTGCCGTCGCATTGGCAACAATGATCCGGTTTGTGCTCGTCTCCGTAACCGTCGCCAGATCGGTCGCAGTATATCTTCCGGTTGTCCACCCCTGCATTTTGGATTGTCCGTCCAGCGTGGCGTATTCGATCGTGAACCAGGTCTGCAACATGTCGTAAACATGTATGTCCATCTGTTGATAACCATTCAGCCCGCCGGTGTTATTCGCCTGCGCATAATTTCGGAACGTTACGATGTTTTGGTTGATCAACGGGAATGTTCCAGCCTTCGATTCCAGCTTTCCGCCACTCTCGCTGGCAACATATTTTCCAACCAGAATGTAATCCAGCCACTTGTGATTCACAAAATCATAAAAACACCACGGACGGTATCCCCCAGGTAATGACGCATACGACATCTGTTTGGTTAATTTCCCATCAACGCTGGTTTTGCGAATCCAGTGCAGTGGAAATTTCACAAACACATTGCCCAGGCTATCCGTAACCTCTTCCAGATCGCCAAACATCTCCGCTGTGTCAAAATCATTCGTCGGCGTGCTGGCTCCCTCACCGGCATTCGCAACCATGCCCACACTGGCATTGGTGCGCGTCAATTCCGCGCTTGAGCCCTTATCCCAGCTCACGCCATAGACCTTATATCCCTTCCACATCTTGGTTGCCGCGTTGAGGGATTTGTCGCTCAGAATGGTCACAATCTCATCGCCCACGGTTAAACCTTGCCTAATAGTTTCACAGTCCGCTCAGCGGTTTGGGTTGTGCCAAATACAGCTTTTACATATCGCGCATGGTAAAAATACGCAATATTCACGGGTGTGACCTTGCTGGCCACCACCGGAACAGAATACTCGGCACCATCATCCGGGTTGACAACTGGGAAATAATCTATTCCATTAATCGACGTCTCAAATTTCATCGTGGTACCGTCAATCGCCGCTGGCATAGCAACTGCGCAAAACGCCGAACCCTTCATGTCACCGGCTGCCGATTTTGTGCCACTGATCGCCACTACAACATCTACGCCATATTTCGTAACCGGAAAATTTCCAATGCCCATATCTCCTCCTTCGTAAGGGTAAAGCATTTTTATCTCTTCAAAAATGCTTTACCCTGTATTTCATACAATAAAGAACAGATCCACAACCTTCACGCCATCCGGAGCCCCGTTCAGCGCGAAAAGATTCTTCTCCAATTCATCACCGTCCACGGTCAACGATCCGGTATCCGCTGCGCCATTGAACAGTTTCACCAACAAACAGGCCGCGTTATACAAAATCGCAGGCATCCCGAATTTCTTGCCAATGCCCACCGAGACTGTATCGGTACCCGTATTGGTTTCAACCGGCAGCGCAACGCTGGTCACGGTCTTGAAAGCCTTGATGCCTTCCACCTCAGTGGCTCCGTTTAAAGCGATCGTGTCCGTAATCACTGCGCCCGCGGCATTCGTACCGGTAATCACCACATCCCCGGCAATCCCGGCTGCATTCCCTTTCACGGTCACGGTCCGTGGATAATCCGGATGGGTAATCCCCGCAGTGATCGTCTGCACTGCATCCGTCAGCGCGGTCGCTGCCAGAACAGCCACAGCCGAAACAGCATCCGGCGTGATCTGGTAATGACCAACAAAACCAAGATCATACGGGGCAACCCCGGCTGCACCTTGAATTTGCTGTCCTAAATTTGGATTAAAAGGGTAAAAACTCATATTAATTTCCTTTCTTTTTGTATGGGTAAAGCAATTTTTATCTCTTCAAAAATTGCCTTACCCCTAACACCTAACACCTAACACCCTGTAAGGGCATAGCATTTTTATCCTTTCAAAAATGCTTTGCCCAAATTCTGACTAGGCCGCAGGCACCAAAACCGCAAATGGATACCGGGTGGCAGCATTGGTGTTCACACGATTAATTGGATTCGGTAATTGGAATCCCAATCGCATGTGCAGTTTCAAAGCAACCATATTCTGTTGGAAGAGGTTACTGATCACTTTGCCATCACCATCCGAGATCACACCCTGAGTGCTGATCTCAAATTCCATATCCTGGCGGAAGGAATAAACCAGGTGTCGCCACTGACCAACAATCAATGGATAGCTGGCACTTGGTACCCCATTCTCCGGGAAGTAAATCGGAGTGCCATCCAGCACATATTGCATCGCTGCACCCGGATCCCGATTGAAAATCGGAACACCTTCCGCGGAACGAACACCGCGCAACTTGCCCTTCATATTCAAATGCGAATAACAACCGGTCACACCGAATCCGTCCAATTCCACCTTGGAGAACAAACCATCCTCGCCCAGGATGTCATCGTACAGGTCAGCGCCTGTCCCAATCGTCACACTGTGCCCGGCAGTCCCGGCTGCGGTCACAAGCGCGGTTGGCCAGGTGCTGGGTTTGTTGGTCCCATAAAGC